GACTGAGTTCGGTTTAACACCAGCAAGCAAGACTAAAGTTGTCTCGGCTGGTGGCAAAAAAGAAGTTGACCCGCTAGCTGAAATGCTGGCACGCAGAATGAGGCCATCACCAAACTAATGATCTGCATGACGCCAACTAAACAGATAGTCCACAAGTACATCGAGGATGTGCTAGACGGTACTGTCGTGTCTGGTAAGTTGGCTATTGCGGCATGCAAACGACACCTAGCAGACTTAGATCGGGAGCGAACCGACGAATTCCCGTACTACTTCGACGAGGCAGAAGCTGACGATATGTGTCAGTTCTTTCCAACGGCTCTGCGTCACTCGAAGGGTAGCAAGTTCGCTGGCCATCCGTTCCACCTTGAACCGTGGCAACTGTTTATCGTCTGGTCAATCTATGGCTGGAAACGCATCTCAGACGACACGAGACGCTTCCGGTACGCTCACCTTAGTTTTGCTCGCAAGAATGGCAAATCGACGCTAGCAGCGGGCTTTGCGATCATTGGCTTGACTATGGACCGCGAGCCAGGAGCGGAAATCTACATTGCGGCCACAAAAAAGGATCAAGCCAAGTGCGTTTTCGATGAAGCAGTACGGATGCGGACATCGCACGAGATCCTAAAGGCCACAATTAAAAGCCACATCAACCGGCTTTTCGTCACCTCAACCAATAGTTTTTGCTGCACAACCGCTAGCGACAAGCCGCTTGACGGGCCGAATCCACATTACGTTATCTTCGACGAGTTGCACGCATGGCGAAAGCAACATCGAAAGTATTACGACACGATGGTAACTGGCTCGGCATCTCGCACGCAACCGCTACAACTCGAGATCACCACATACGGCGACGACCAAAGCGAAATTTGGTTGGAGACGTTGACCCTTTGCAAGTCGATCGTGCTTGGGTCGGTAACCGACGAATCGAAGTTTGTTTTCATATCGGCAATCGACGATGAGGACGACCCATTCGAAGAATCTTGCTGGATCAAAGCAAATCCGAATCTTGGCATCTCCGTTTCGATGGACTACATGCGTCAGCAATCAACCGATGCAAAGAACAAGCCATCATTTAAGAAGACATTCCTTTCCAAGCACTTGAACCGAATCACCAGCTCCAGCCAGCGAGCCATTGAACGCGAAACGTGGGACGCGGCAACGGGCGTTTTGTCTAATTGGAAAGACGCAGACGCAATCGGTCTTGGTATCGACGTTGGAGCACGAGATGACTTTGCAGCGTTCGGGGAATGTGCTCGCTTCCTGGTTGGAGAAGAGACTGTAATTGACGAAAAGGAAGGCGAAAAAGTCGTACCAGTCTATCGGTACGAGATCAAAGCCAAGGCATACATGGCATCCGACACGCTACGAGACTTAAAGTCGGAACCGTTTGCGACTTGGATCTACAAGGAGCAGATGTTTACGCATCAACAGCCATTGATTCAGATGCGAACCGACATCCTGAAGCACATGGAAGAATCTGGAATACAAACCGCCGCGTATGATCCGTCGAATGCAAAGTTACTTGCGGAAGAGATAATTGCTGGTGGTTTTCTCGCAGTATCAATGGCTCAAAAGGCCTATATGTTCAACGAACCGATACGCGAGTTTTTGCACCTGTTGAAAATTGGTCGCATCACACACGACGGGCATCCTGTCTTAGCTTGGATGGCATGCAACGCAATCATCGTTGCTGACGCTGATGGCAAATGGAGATTTGATAAAGGCAACTCAAACGACAAGATCGACATGATTGTCGCAGTGGCAATGGCGTTCCGAGTGTGTTGCTTGGCACCTTCTCGATGTATTGCGGCCCCTCAGGTACTTTACTAAGGAATTAAAATGGCAGGTGGATTTCAATTCCTAGCGGACTGGTTTGAAAAGCTGATGCCTGGTCGCGTCAGTCAAAAAGATGCCATGCAGTTGCCTCCAATGTGGTACGGCGTGAACAAAATCACAGGCCATTGTGGACGATTGCCGTTATTCATCAAGCGTGAAGGCAAGGACGGCATGCGAGAGAAGGCTACTAAGCATTGGGCCTACGATCGCTTGCTTCTCAGTCCAAATCAAAACCAATCAGCGGACATTTTTAAACAGCAAGTCACTGGACATGCGGTATTGTGGGGCAATGGTCGATCCGTCATTATCAATAAGGGGCAGCGAGATGCTGAGTTGTTGCCGTTGATGCCTGATCGAACATCGTCGGTATTGATGAACGGGCGGAAATGGCATGTGACCAAGCCGGAAAAGAACGACCGATTACCGCTATTCAAGTCGATCGAGAAAGACGGCTACGAAGGCGTTTTGGTTTTTCCAGACGACGAGGTTTTGCACGTTCAGGGGTTCGGCTTTGATGGTGTTGAAGGTTTGTCGATGGTTGGGCAAATGCGACGCGCTTTAGGCATTCCGATTTCGCAAGAGGAGCACGCATTCAACCAAACACAAAAGGGCTTTGCAGCTAAGCTGATGGTCGAGGCACCTCCTGGCATGTTTACTCGCGAAGCGGACGCAAAGGAATGGATAAAGCAGTTTAACGACAGCCACTCGTCCTCCGATAACGCTGGCAAAGCGGGATTGCTGCGTAACGGGATGAAGGCAACAGTGCTTTCGATGAGTAACGATGATGCCCAATTTCTTGAGCAACGCAAATTCTCGCGTCAAGATGTTGCGTTAATGCTTGGTTTGGACGGAATGCCTGGAGATGGCGAGAGTCATTCTTACAACTCAAAAGAGATGGAGGCGTTAAACTACCTTGACACTGGCCTCGCTCCTTGGATTTGCAAATGGGAAATGCAAGTTGACTTGAAAATACTGAGCATGGCAGACCGGATGAACGGTTACTACTCAATGTTTGACTTGCATGAGCTGTTGCGAACCGACTCAAAGACGCAAGCCGAGATCCACGCGATCCACATTGCGAATCGCATCAAGAACCCCAACCAAGCACGTTACGACCTCGGTTTGAATCCGTACAAGGGAGGCGACACCTACGAAAACCCGTCGATCACTCCCGGCACGGCAGGCAAGCCAAAAGAGGATGCAAAAAGCACTTCAATTGCCGAAAATGTGCTGCGAAACATGCTTCGGCGCGAGGCCAGAAACGCCATAAACGGGGCAAATCGAGTCGATTTTTGCTCTTGGATCGATGCAAACTATGCGAAATGGGAGCTGAAAATGGTCGATTGCTTAAGTGATCTTGGCATCGAATCGACAGCAGCAAAGATCCACTGCGACGAATCACGCGAAATGCTGCTTGATGTAGCCGGAAAAAGCACTGAAACTAACCTGAAAACCAATGTTGAAGCATGTGTTTCGACGTGGGAAGACCGAGTGGACGCGATATTAGGGGCGAAAACATGCTGAAAGTTGACACACAGACCGGAGAGATTTTCGTCTATGACGTGATCGGGGCGAATTGGTACGGAGACGGCATCACGGCGTTGAACATGGCCGACGCATTGAAGCAACTCGGCGACAAGAAAGCAATCGTGCGAATCAACTCACCGGGAGGAGTCGCGGATGAAGGTATCGCAATTTACAACTTGCTGAAACGTCATGCGGCAGGTGTGGAGACTCACAACGATGCTTTGGCTGCATCAGCGGCTAGTGTGATTTTCCTCGCAGGCTCAAGCCGATACGCGGCGAAGGGGTCTCGCGTGATGATTCACCGCGCAAGCTCTGTCGTGTGGGGTAATTCGCTTGCGTTGGCTAAGGAAGCATCGACGCTAGAAAAGTACGACCAGTCCCAATGCGAAATCTACTGTGACTATCTCGGCAAAACCACCGAAGAGACGATGGCGCTGCTTGATGCTGAGACATGGTACACAAGCGAAGAGGCTGTTACGTCTGGACTTGCATCGTCGCTAACTGAGACGGTGCAGGTTAAGCCTAATGTTGCTACTTGGTTCCGCAATCCTCCAAAGTCTCTGGCAGACGATTTGAAGCGAGAGCCGCTGGTTACGACTGCGAAACGATCCTTTGCCGTTGCGACCGCAATCGAAAAAATGAATCGTGCTTTCTTGACACGGTAAAAAACTCAGGATAGATTAGGTTATTCACGCGGGAGAAAGACCCGTAACAACTCAAAAAACCATTCGCAACATCTGAGCAACTAATAAGCGGCGCAGACTAGCAGACTAGGTGATTTATTTCATTTCTAGTCGGCAGTCTTAGCCGCTTTTTTCGTTTTAAGCCTGCCGCACATTCGGAAGGTACTTAGATGAAAACTGTTGCTCAAATCAAAGAAGCTATCTTGGCTCTTTGCAATCGTGTGCAGGCAATCGCTGCAATCGCGAAGGAAGAAAAACGAGATTACACAGCGGAAGAAGCTGCGGAAATCGACGCAATCAATGGCGTTGGCGAAACCAAAGGTAAGATCGACGCACTGACGGTTGAACTTGACCGTGCAACCAAGCAAGAAGACATGGAAAAGCGAATGGCCGCACTGCATGGTGCAAAGGTCATCAGCGGCAAGCAGTCAGACGGAACCGACAAGCCAAAGATGCAAATCCCATCGTCGGTAAAGATGAAGGTTGAGCGATCCAAGGCTTTCCGAGGTGCTCATGCTGCACGCGAGGCCCACGTCACCGCAAATTTCGTTGCAGCTCGTTTCTTTGGTGATCGCAAAGCAAAACTTTGGCTGAATGAAAACGTTCGGCAAGCATCGGTCAGCGTTGGCGACAATCAATCAGGCGGATTGTTCGTTCCAAACGAGACAACGAACGCAATCATTCGATTGGTCGAAGAGTACGGCATCATCCGCCAATACTCCAAGATCGAGCCAATGGCATCTGGCACAAAAACCATTCCGGTTCGCGTTGCTGGTGTGACCGCTTATCCTGTTGCCGAAACCAACACGGCCAACGAAGGAAGCAACACCGGCACGAAGAGCCAAGCCGAGTACACCAATATCGAACTGGTTGCTCGTAAGTGGAAAACATGGTTCAAGATGTCCGATGAGTTCAGCGAAGATTCAGCTGTTTCGATCGCCGAGCAGTTCGTGATGGAAGCCGCGTTAGCATTTGCAACAGCCGAAGACGATGCGGGCTTTAACGGTACTGGATCGGCGAGCTATCACGGGATCGTCGGTATCCTGAACGCGATGGCAGCCGGTTCGACTTACACCGCTTTGGCTGGCAACACTGCGTTTTCGACGCTAGACGATGCTGACTTCCGAGGGATGAAAGCCAAGTTACGACGATACAAGGGCATGGCACCAGCTTGGTTCATTTCGCCTGAAGGCTACAGCGACTCGATCGAGCGTTTGCAGTTGGCTGCGGGTGGCAACACATCGCAAAACCTCGCTGACGGTGGCTTGCCGAAGTATCTCG